CCCAGCATAGTATTCCTTCCCACAGCTCTCTCTGAACTGTCCAGTCCAGAAAGACTTGTGCATGTTGACCTTCAAACCGTAAAGGTGAAGAAGTTCAACAACGTCGTGCGCCGCGTCTGTGGGAACGATGATATCGTCCCCGTAGACGCTCAGGACCCCCGGCAGATGCCGGGGTCTGGTGGAGTGACCACTGCGTTCCATTCCCATCGCTGCTATGATCGTGAAGACCACAGCCTCGAAAGGAAAGGTTAGCGCAGACCCCATGGATGCATACTTGTGGAGAGTGATCTCATCACCCGCCACACTGACCGTTCGAGAACGGGCAGCTAGCATGTAATCCATAAGATGCGGCCACCTCTTAAAGGTCTTGTGAACCATAGAGAGGTGGACACGGTCAGACGCTTCGCTCAGGTCGAGCGTTGCAAGGGACCCGTCGATGGAAGCTTTCGCAGCCATCTTCTGATTCCGAGTCTGATCCGTAAAACCCAAGATGTGACGCATGGGGCTAGCCTCTACCTCAAGGTAGAAAGCCCTCTTCAGAGCCTGCTGTGCATACTGCACAGTAGCTGGCTCCATTGCGATAATTCTTGGAGTTTTCTGCGTCTTTGGGACTGTGGTAACCCTTGCGGGTATCTCACATCCCAGAGGTATCGACGGTTCGACCCAGGAAGAAGTATAGGTACCGTAACGCCAACGGGGGAAAACCTCGTTGAGACGTTCGGGCCAATACTCGAACGACCACCGATCAGGCATTGCAAGCCTGTCAGCAGTCGATCCAGGGCCGAAACGTGGGGCGAGTTCAAAGTTCGCGACTTGCGTCTCGATCTTATTGAACACGTCACCGAACAGAGCAAGGACGGTACGAGAGTACTCGTCTTCCACATCCTGAGGGAAGCCCCCACGGAAGTGTGCGCCCAGTTCGCGATCGGTTTGGATGTAGGTCTGGAGGGCACCGGCAACACGTGCCGGTGTGCAATCCCTTTCGACCTTTCCGACCAAGTTGGAAACTTGGCGGATAGCCCAGATCCGGTTAGGATCTGGCTCATCCAGTAGTTTGCCGTCAGCTGAGAAAATACCCGTGAAGAAACCTCGCATAAATGCGGGGAGACTCCCTACTGACCGGAATTCCGGCAGCAGGTTACGGGTCCAGTATCCGCGGTCCAGGCCTCTTTCGAGGGCCTTAGCCACGACTGGCATGGTGATGGTCAAGAAGCCATCACCCTCAGCTGTCCATCGCGTGAGAAGAGTTTCTTCATCACGCGAGGTGTTGACGCCGCAAAGAAGCCCCGC